CATTGTCCGTTGTATTATACCATAGCTGTCCCTCTATCGGGTTATCAGGGTTAGTGGTATAGTCCCGAACTTTAAGTCCTCTTATTTCTTTATAAGTTGACATCTAAATTTTTATTCCTCCAATGTTATGTCTGCAGGTCTTGGATTGTCATCTGTTTTTTGATCTTCAGGTAACGCATCCCAAGCAGCTTGTGCTGCTTGAACCTCTGCATCAACTAATGCTTGAGCTTCGTCTTTTGTTTTAACGACACCCGCTACTTTGGCAATCCAAAGATTAGCATGTTTGTTGTATGCAGGAACTTGCCAAACATTAGCTGGATAGCCTTTAAACGTGATTCTCCAAGATTCATCGTGATCGATAAATCCTTTGCCCCAGTTTTCTGCTACACAGTATTGATATGTTTTTGCCATAGTTTCCTCCTTAATCTGTTAATACCTTAATTGTTGTTGAACTGCTACTCCATTCTTCTACATCACTTGTTGGTCCACTTCCTCCCATAGCCAACGCTCCTGTTACATTCCCTGCTCGTGACATTCCTCCTTTAGCTGTGTTTAAATCATTAACTTCTGCCCAATTAGTTCCATTCCAATCTTCTGTTTTAGCTGTTAATGGAGCAGATTCTGGAGTTCCTCCAAAAGCTATATTAGATGTATTTGATGGTCCTGCTGCTGATAAATTTTGTCTAACTTCATTTAAATCGCCAACCTCTGTCCAGGAAGTTCCATTCCATGTTTCAGTTTTATCAGTACGATTAGCTGGAGGTATTCTTCCTCCGCAAAATAAAGCAGCTGTGCTAGTTCCTGTATTTCCTCCACTATGCCTAGCTGTATTTAAATCCCCTACTTCAGTCCAACTTGTTCCATTGTAACTTTCTGTTATAGCATTAAAAGTTGTACTTGGTGTTGCACCTCCAAATCCTAAAGCTGCTTCATTATCTTCTCCTGCACCTCCTAAAAATCTTCTTGCAGTATTTAAATCTCCAACTTCTGTCCAGCTCGATCCATTCCATGTTTCAGCGTTTGCTGTAACAGGTTCTCCACCAAAAACTATAACAGATGTATATGGCCCTGCAGAACTTCCTGCACCTCCTCTTCCAGTATTTAAATCGTTTACTTCAGTCCAAGTTGAACCATCCCAAGATTCTGTTTTTGTTTCAGAACTAGGTCCACCAAAACATAATGCAGCTTCTGATGATGAACCAGAACCCATCGACTCAGTTCTAGCTGTATTTAAAGGTGTGCCAGTTGACCAAGCACCTATTGGCGAGCCTGCTCCTGAAAATTCTTCTGTGTAATTGTTGTTAGGAGATGACCCTGCTATACATAATCCATTTGTAGAATTACCAGCAGCTCCACTATTGTATCTTGCAAGATTTAAATCCCCTTCTTCAGTCCAACTAGTACCATTCCAAGTTTCCGTTTTTCCACTTGTACCTGGTGTTAATTCTCCACCTGCATAAAAAGCACCACCGCTTGAATTAGCACCAACTGATGAACCTCTAGGACCAATTCTACGAGCTGTATTCATAGAATTAACTGCAGTCCAACTAGATCCATTATAAGCTAGAGTGACACCTGAATTGTATGTTCCTGGATTTATTGGTCCACCAAAAAATAAAGCTGCTGTTGCACTATCTCCTGCTGAAGAACCTGCTTGTCCTGTCGGTAAATCATTTACTTCAGTCCATGATGATCCATTCCATGATTCTGTAAGAGCACTATAACCTGGGTGTTCACCACCACCAAAAACCACTCCTGATGTTGAGTCTGCTCCTGAACCACCACCATTTCTTCTTGCGGTGTTTAAATCATTAAGCTCTGTCCACGATGATCCATTAAATGATTCTGTTTTAGCCGATACTCCAGGAGGTGTTCTTTCTCCTCCAGAAGCTATTGCCGAAGTTGACGTTCCAAAATTCATACCAATCTGCATTTGTTCATTTAAAGAACCTGTTGAGGAATAGGAAACACCATTATATATATTAGCTGTAGTAACTTCTCCACCTGGAGGTGCTTCTCCACCAAATACTAGTGCTGCTGTTTGTGCTCCTACACCATTTACACCAGTTGCATCATAAGGTAAATCTGCAGCAGTTCTCCATGATCCAGAAGTAGTTGTATTAGGTTGTTGATATTTAAAATCTATGTTTGTGCTATCAAACCAAACTTGTCCTGTTTCTGGTGCAGGAAGATTACCTGCATTATTTCGGACTGCCGTCCCAACAATATCTTTATAGTTAGCCATAATTAATTATTCTTCAGCAACCAACCTTGTGTTGAATCTGTGAAGACAAGTGTATTTGCTGCTCTTTCTGTTGAAATTGTTAAATCATCTGTCGATCCATGAATTTTTTCTGAACCATTTGCAGATACTGTAAATGTGTTAGAATCAAAAGTACCTGCATAATCAATAAACGCAATTTCATCGCCTAATGTTCCTGCAGGTAAATTCATAGTGATAACACCACTTGTTGTGTTAACAAAATATCCTTCGCCAGCTGCTGCTGTGAATGTAGAAGTTTTTACTGACTGCCAAGAAGTCCCTGCTGCTGCAAAAGATAATTGACCAACTCCGCTTGTACCAGAGCCAGTTACTGAATCTACTTTTAAAAATGTTCCTGCTGTAACATTTCCTGTTGGAAATTTAAGTGTATAAGATTGAGATGCACTGTGTGCAGGTGACTGTAGTTTAATTCCGTGAGAATTAGATTCACAATTAAGAACAAGAGTACCTGGATTGGTATTACCACCAACAACTACTTCACCAGTTCCGTTTGGAGTTGCAGTAATTGCTCCATTCGCACCATCAGTAATTGTAATCGTACCAGAGTTTGTTCCACCATTTGTGTCTAAGGTTAAATCGTATGCACCACTTGAAGTAAGAGTCGCTGTTGCAGACCCTGTACCAATCATTATTTCACCAGTTCCTTTTGGTCTTAGTTCTAAATTAATATTAGAATCATCTCCAACTGCACCAATTTCTGGTCCTGATCCTGTTGCAGCATTTGTAATATCAACATGGTTTACTGCAGATGATGTTGTTTCAAAAATTAATTGTTCGTTTCCGTTTTCATCTCTGATACCGTGAGCATCATCGAAGTCTATCATGAAAGAATTAGTATCTAAGTTACCACCTAATTGTGGTGTAGTATCATCAACAAGATCACTTGCTAAAGATATTGTAGAAATATTTGGATTAGTTCCATCATCTGCTTTTGCATATGCAATTACAGTTTTACCATTTGCAACTGTAGCAGAAGTTCCTGTACCAGTTGCATATTTAAATACAACGTTTTGAGATCCTGATGTTGCATTTTTTAAGAAATAAAAGTTTTGTACATCTAAAGGTATTGTAACATTTCTAGATGCTGTAAGAGATCCTGTAAATTCTATAACTCTATGTGAAAGAGTTGCACCAGTTGAACCATCGGATACTGAAAGAGTTGTATCTCCTGAATCAGAGACAGCTTGAGTTGTATAACCACCAGATATTTGCTCGATGATTTGTAAATTTGTATTTGTTTTTGTACCCCAAGTTCCTGCGTTTTCACCAGTTGCTTGAAGTTCTACACCTAATGGTGTGTATGTTGATGCCATATTTTATCTCCTATGCAGCGTCACTATAACTTGTATTTGATCCAGTTGCAACATCCGAATAAGAGTCATTCGAACCCGTTGAAACATTACTATATGATGTATTTGAACCAGTGTCAATATCGCCATATGCAAAAATATCTACTGTTCCAATATTAAATGTTGCTGATTGACCAGTTAATCCAATAGTCATATCATTTATAGAAAGAGAGCCAACACTAGCGCTAAATGATTGACCAGTTAATCCTAGACCTTCTTCTATTGTCAAAGAGCCAACACTAGGAGTTATGCTTAAACTTGATGGTTGAACTACAGCACCACCCAATCCTACAATACTTCCTAGGCTAAACTCTGCTGAGACTCCAGATAATTGAACTACATCGTTTGGTATTGTGACTGAACCAATACTAGCGTTAAAAGATACACCAGTTAAAGAGGCTTCTGTTGTAGAGCTCGCTGTTGCAGTTCCTTGTCCAGAAGTAATTGCTAAACCAGAAACAATTACTGTTTCATTTGGTATTACTGCTGTTCCCTGACTTGCAGTAAACTCTTGACCTGTTAAACCAATAGTCAGGTCGTTTACTGTTAGAGATCCAACCGAACTTGTTATAGATTGACCTGTCAATCCTACCTGCATATCGACCACGGACACTGAACCGATAGAAAAAGATGCAGATAAACTTGTTTCTAATACAACAGGAACAAAAGCCTCTCCTTGAGAAACTGTAATTTCAAAACTTGTAGGTGTAATTATTTGATCTGGAACATCCACTGAACCAACGTTAGATGTTATTGATAAACCAGTTGGAAATATTGTTACGTCTTTAAGTTCGCCCCACTCACCATCATTCCAAGCTTGTGCACCCCAACCTGTTTTAAAAGTTACGGCTTCGTTCCAATTAGCCTGATCCCAGGTTAATCGGCCCCATCCTGAAGATACCGACATGGTCGGCCTCCTATGCTAGTCTAATGATTGCTGTAGTCGCTGCTGCTGCTGGAAATTCTATTTTAAAAGTTCCATTACTCGCTGTTTTGTCACCACCAAATGCAATCGCACAAACAGCATCAGTAGTACCTGAACCACCATCTGTTGTCGTATTATAAATTAGTGCAGCGTTTGCAGTGAAAGAAGCTGATGTATAAGTTACGTCAGAAAAATCTGTAAATGCTGTTGTTGAAGATAATGATACTCCTGAATTGGTAAGAGTTGCGCCACCCGCAGTGTACGCAGTTCCAGATGTATTTGTAATTTCTTCTGATGTTGAATAATCTGTTGTAGAAGCACCTAAGGTTGCATCACTGTCAAATAAAGCAATTTTAAAAGTGTGACCACCTGAAGATTCAAAACTGTGTTTACCTTGTAAAAGTTCTTGTTTAAAACTAGAACATATTGCTGATGTATTTGCCATAATTTATTCTCCTACGGGTTTGGTGAGTTTATTGGAATACGAACAGCGCCATCAGTGTAGTCATCTCTTCGTCTTCTACCAATTTGCTCACTAGCAAACTTTTGTACTTCTTGTTTATACTTATTTTCATATAAAGTCAACATATCCATTGGGCCTTTTAAATAACCATACGCTTCTGCTAAACAACAATATAAAAGCCCATTTGAAAAATTCATACTAATATAATTAGTACCACTACCCTCTAAAAGATCTGGCATTTTGTTAAAATGCACTCTAAATCTGTATGTTGTATTAGGAACTGGAGCAAAAGCTATACGCCCTGATGTTGTATCAGACTCTCCTGTGCCACCACCAAACATAGCATAATATTTAGGTTGACCTTGAGCTGCTGATGTACCTGTTACATCTTGATATTCTTGTAAGTATGTATAATCTTTTTTCTCTAGCCATCTATTAGCTCCTGTAGTTTCTGATCCTGCAGTGTCATATACTTGTATACCTCTTATGAACAAAGATCCTGCTGGAGCGTTAATTGATTCTTGTCCTGCAACAAGATTACCTAATTGTTGTTTTCTATCTGCATCAATAGGAACGTCTCTAAATATTCTGTATTGAGCATTTAAAATAATATTTTCTACAACAGCATCTGTTAAAACATTTGAGTCTGTTTCTGTATAACTTCTTATTTGTGTTATTAACCCTGATGCACTTAATCCAGCCATTATGCTACTACCTCCTGACAAGCTTTGCAACTTTTTCTAAATCTTAAATGACTATCGCAATGTTCTTTTTTAACAGCTTGTTCATTTTCATATACTGGAACATCAGATTCTTTTTCTTTTAAATATAATGCTTCGTGTGGATCTACTTCTTCTTTGGGTGTAAACCAACTTTTTATTTTATTTATAATTTTTTTAATCATGCTTCTAATGTGACTGGTCCTACTGAACAACCAACTCCTCCTCCTTTTACTTCTCCTTTTGTAGCAGTATCTGTATCAACTGTAAAATGAAAAAAATTAGCTACAGAATAGTCTGTAGTGTTTCTTGCTCCACCTACATATAAACCAGTTGTTATTGAATATCCTGCTGCTTTTGCAATATTAGATCCAGATATACCATCAAAACTTTCAGGATCAGCATATGCAAAAACTGACACTCCATTCACTCCCGTGACAGGATTATAAGCTGTTCCTGTACCTGGTGCTGTTGTTGGTTGACCTCTAAATCTATAAGTTGTTCCATTTGTTAAACCATGACCAGGTGCTGTTACGTTTATTATTCTTGAACCTGATTCATAAGTTTCAAAAGCATCTTCTGGTAAAGAATAAGACACATCGTTTTCTGTTCGAGCGGTTCTAACATTTCTTAATGCGATACCATCAGCACTGCTTGGTTTTGGTTCTAACTGTGGTTGTTTAGGTTCAAACTCAGATATATGCACGAAAGATCCATTCCATTCTCTTACCATTTCTCTGTATGGAAATTCCATACCAGATCTATCTGATATTGCTTTTGCATATTTACCTGTAGCGTATTTAGTCATTATACTCCTGGATAATAAGTTTTAGGTGTTATGTGTGTGCTAGAGGCAGAACCATCTTCTGCTAATGCTCTAGCAAATTCATCTTCGTAAGCGAGCTTCATAGCTTGAATCATTTGTGGTTGATATTTTTGAGCTAAATAATACGCGAGTCCTGACACCATACATGGTATAAACCTAAATGGTAAATCAGTTGCATTAGTATAATCTCCTACATCTTGTATTCTTTTGATATAATATATATGCATATCTTTAGATGCATTAGTTGAATCAGGTGTTGGATAAACACTAATACTAACATGATCAATAAATCTTTGAACCCAATATTGATTAGGTGTTCCTTTAGAAAGTTTATTAGAAAAACCTCCATAAGTAGATCTATCTACTTTTGTCATGGGACTATCTGATTGAGTTACAGCCGTTCTATTAGATCTTAATTGTGCTTCAAGAACATCGGATATTCCGTACACACCATTTGGATTTGATGTAGCACTTGTGCCATCATCACTTGATCTAAAAAATTTATACTCAGCTTGTCCTTCAATTAAATCAATATCAAGTTCATCTATTTCCCAATAGTGAATACCTCTATTACCCCACTCTTGAAGTAGTATATTTAAAGATCGTCTTGCAGATTTTAATTGATAACCAGCAACATTCTGTAAACCAATACGCTCAAAAGATTCTTCTACTATTTCATCAATAGCAAAAGTTTTATCGAACGTCGCTGTTCCCGAAGTAGTATTAGCCATTTAAACTCCTACGATTCGTAAACTTTAATCCATTCACAAACAATTGTACCTGTATCTCCATTTGCACAAGCTGGTAAAACGACATTTACATCACCTGTAAAACCAGTGGCCTCAGTGTTTTTTAATCCACCAAAACTAGAATAATCATATTCCATTTCACCTGCTAAAGTTTGGAATACTACATCTGTGTCAGCATCCCATTGCATTCTAATTGCATCTACTGGTGC